CTTGAAGTTACAATATAGTTTGATGCTGAAGGATCTAGACCCGAAGATATTTCATCCGTCACCATTTCAAATAAACTATTACTAATATCTAGTTGTAAATATAAATCTTGTAATCCAATAACATCATTGGATTTTGGAATAACTGAAATTTGAATAATTGATTGTTCATCTTTTATTTTTCCAGTAGAAAATATATTGATTGGATTTAATGTAATAATTCCAGTTTTGTATATAATATTTCCAACATTTCTTTTAACAATTGTTGGTGTTAAAGAATTTGTTGCAGGAAGAACAAATAAAAATAAAGATCCAGTTTCTCTGTTGGTATTTGGAACATCTGATAAGTATACTTCCTGTTGTACATCAGAAACTCTAAAAGGTGTGGTTTTAATATTAAACCCATTCATACTTTTAATATGAAATTCATTTCCAAATCCTATCTGATACTCTGCAAAAGTATTTAACACAACTCTTAAATCTCTTCTCATTTGAATAGTTGTTATATTAGATGTAACCGACTCATGACTATCATCAATAACTTTTAAAAATTTACTATATTTAAATCTTGCTCCATACTTATTCAGTTCCGTTGATTCTGCATATTTTGTAGTATTGTTTTGTATAATACTTGATACAAAGTCTGAACTTGGTGCAAGATTTGTATTATAATAAATTTTTGAGATTATTTCAATATAAAGATATTTTAAATCTAAAATCTCAGGAACAATCCCTGCAACAGCATACTTTTTAAGTTTAAGTTTAATATTTTCTTTAATTAAATTTGGTAAAAAGTCTCCTGATCTTGGTTTAATACTTATAAAGACCTTTCCATACTGTGGCGGAATTAATTCTTCACCACCAAATACAGAAATAGATTCGGTTTCTGGGTAAATTTTTGCAGGAATTAAAGTTTCATAATCATTTGCAGTAAGAGCTCTATTTTGTGATGCATAAATTCTTGGCGCATATTTCTTAATTGACTCAACCGATTCAATATTTTCTCCACCAGATGCAATTAATCCTGTGGTTAATAGAGAAATGCCAGAAGTAATTATATATTCTATAGAATTTCTATTATACGTAATTCTTCCGGCAAATGTAAATTGACTTATACCATTTGCACTATCACCATTTGAAGTAATATATCCAATTTCTATAAAGTTTCCTTCCTCAAGTTTTTTGCCAAAGATTCCATCTCCAAAAATAAGTTCATATCTTTCATCTTCAATCTCCTGTAAGAAGAAAATTTTAGATTCCTTATCAATATCAAAAAGACTATCTTGTCGACTATATTTTACTGAGCGTGTAGACTGTTCATTATTTCTTACAATTACTGAAATTAAATCAGTATCAATACCACTATTCGGTAAAATAAATCTTTGATTTGGATTATTAGAACTAAAAGTAAAATTGCTTGTTAAACGAGTTCCTTGATAAACTTCAAGATCTTCAAATGTTGCTATACCATTGAAGACTGGAACTGTAATATCTTCTAAAATACAGAACACAAAGGACTGATTACCAAAACTACCTGAGGTGCTTGCTACAGGTCCTTTACGGAGGGTTAGAGAGGATGGTGTGGGAGTTATATTCGAAGCATCTATAAAGAAACTTATTGTTGCTCTTGCTGCTTTTCTTGATCTAGGAATGTAACCAATATGTCTAGCAAGTGCTACTACATTTTCTCTCAGAGTGGCACTATCGATAAAGACTTCATTTGCCACCATATTGGCATTATATGAAGTAATATATGTGTTATATGCTAATACATCAATAATAGTTGACAGATTTGATCCTTCAAAATCATAATCTGTAAAGTTTGAATTAGATCTTAAATAATCTTTAAGAGTAATTTTTATCTGATCGAAATCAAGATTTGAAAAGTTTACTAGGGGCATTTATCTGGTTGGTTGTAAAACAAACTCTAACTGTTGTGCTGGAATATCAACACCAACTACTCTGTAGATAATAATTACATCAAATGCTCCATTATCAAAATCAGGAATTGTTTGAACATCTATTAAACTAACTCTTGGTTCAAAATTATTAATCGAATTTCTGATTTCATCATTAATAATTGATGCTGATATTTCATCAATATTTTCAAATAATGATCTACTCACTCTAGATCCAAAATTAGGATTGAAGAATTTTTCACCAGGAAGAGTAAATACAATGTTTCTTATCGAACGTGCAATTGCAGTTTCATTTTTAAGAGCAATTAGATCACTATTCAGAGGATTATTCTGAAAAGTCATACTAATGTCTCTAAAACCTTGACTTACCCTTTCTAAAGGCATTGATTATTACAATTCTATCTTATTTATCACCGATTTTTTGATTCATAAAGTGGTTCAGTACCATATTCCCAGTCATCATAGTCTTCATCATTGCGAATTTTCTCATGAATTTCATTTTGGACAACAAAATCGTGTTTTTTGGGTGTTATATCATCATTTGCAATCTCTCTAAGCATTTTTTTCTGGTTGATTTCCATTGTTTTGCTCCTGATTAGTTGAATCAGAACTTTTTGCGGGGTTGCTATCCCGAATTTCTATAATTTCATACATAAAATCGTCAGAAGTCTCAATTTTGCGACGATTTTCAACGGTATATTCATTTAAATCAATTTCGTACTCTGGATTTTTGGTAATTCTATTTTTTATCCATGCATCATCGTACCATAAAATTTTATTATTTGGATATGCGTAGAAATTTCCATTATCCATTTTAAAAAAGTGAGCACATTTATGTTCTGGTGTCTCACTGAAGTTAGTATTCAGAGTTGATTTTGACTCCCAAGACCAATCAAGAGTAAAAAGATATACTCCTTCATTCTTTTCACCTTTATAATTAATTAATTCTGCTCTTAGACCTGATAATCTTGATCGAATCTGAACATCGATGTATGGTGAAAAGCAGTCCCACCACATACACTCTTCTAATTTTGGTATTGGCGCATCAGGTTTCCAACAAAGTGCATGAATAGGTCTTCGTGTCCAGTTAACCCCATTCTCTAGAAACGTCTCAAAGAGTGGTACGTGCTTCTCTAAGGATGCTACTGAATGCACATCACATAAAGTTACCTCACCATGACCTTTCTTATGATTATAGAGAAACTCATTGCGAATATAACATGTAAACGTAGGTAAATTATGATTTAAATATGACATTAACCTTTTAATAATAAAAAAACCAGAGATTTCTCCCTGGTTTATCTATATTACTTAACCTTTTCCTTGTCCTCTATATTTCTTTTGTTTTCCATTGCGAGAAGTTGCTGAAAGCAATGTACGAGCACTTCTTCCTTGACGAGTTTTCTTAGGTGTTCCTGATTCAAACACCGTCTTATTCATACCACCTTTAGATGCCATTAAAGATCCTCCATTTCTAGTTCATTAGGATTAATATTTTCTCCGGAGAAATAACGCTCAGAGAATTCTTGAAGAATATCAGCACATTCTTCTGTGCTGATATTTGTATAAATCTTACGCCCTTTATATAAAAGATTGTAAAGTTTACTCATTAGATTATGCGAGTCTTTTCATGTCCCACGCGAATCCGAGGGTCACACCAAATCTCAAAACCTTTCTCAATCGCATCAAGACAGAATGAAACATCCTCTCCACACATATCTTGAACCGCACCAGATTCAAATACTTGCATCTTAGGAGCAAACCAAGGATATTCAAGATTCTCAAAAACTCCTTTCTTAATCAACACCCAACCAAATCCAGTGTAATCAACTGTAAAAGGTTTACGACGCTTGCTGATAGACTCTACAGTTTCATGATTCATCACTCCACCATTCTTGCGGAAATCATCTTCTTCTAACCAGTGTGCGACAGAGGTTGTGTGTCCATCTTCTGTTGCATACCAACCACCAACGATTTCCTTTTCTTCTCCTTCTGCATTCAGAGACATATCACAGAGTTGCCAGAACTTGTTAGAGTCAAAGACAATATCCGAGTCAATCCAAAGTTGATAATCATACTGAAGTTTTCCGTCCCATGGAATTTGTTTAGGTCCACGAAGAACATTTGCTCCGAGACACTTACATCTTGCAAAGTTTACCATTGATGAGTAATCTTGTGAGATTTGAATACTCATTCCATTTTGAACTAAATCAAAACAAAGTTGTACAAATGCTTTGAGAAAGATAAAAGAACATCCTCTGCCGGGGAGACAGAAAACAATGCTTTTTCCTTTCATTCTTTCCTTAATTGCTACATAGTCCCAATCTTCAGTCTTGGGAGTAGGTGCTGCTGCTTTAACTGTGAAACCACGAGCCACGAATTAATCCTCCAATAAATGCTTATAAGTTTTGTTGTTTATGATATAAGAGATTGTAGAACGATGAACATTATACATTTCTCCAAGTTTTAAAGTTGTATATTTTTTTGAGATATACAACTTTCTAATTTCTCTTACTTGGTTATCAGTAAGTTTTGATCCTCCATTATTTTCTCCTTTTTGATTTCCAGTATAACATCTACCTTTTTGAACTTTATCTTTCATATTATCAAGATTTGTTCCGGAAAATAAATGTAAAGGATTTACACATTTTCTATTATCGCACTTATGAAGGCAATGAAGATTTTCTAATGGTTCGGCGTAGTATACTTCATACATTAATCTATGAGATTTTACAGTTTTTCCTTTATATGAAAAATTTCCATACCCATAGGCATCAATTGTTCCTTTCCATTCCCAACAACAATTTTCGTTAAGAATATCTGGCAGTTTATTATAAAATTTTTCTAATAGAGACATAGGTTATTTTTAAACCTCAGATCAATTTTATCAGGTATATATGGTTTTGTCAATAAGAAGAGTTTAGTGATATGAGTTTATTTACAGATAACTCTTCATATGACAAGTCTTCTATTTTATAATCAGTTTTCATTAAACCAACCATATTGTTTAATGTTTTCCACGTAACTCCAAATTCTTCTTCTTTGATAGAATGAAATAAACATCTATCCTTTGCATATATGTGGTATATTTTTTCCATGCGGGGTGAAAAATATTTTGAGAAATTTTTTGTAGCAAATCTTAATTTACTACCGCATTATATATCAATACTATTAAAAATCCAATAGGCATCCACACAATTTTTGGATATCTTATTACCCACCCTGCAAGTACAACTCTATAGAAATTCCAATAAGGTTTCCTACGATTATATCTGCGGGGGTTTCGAGGACTTATCATACTTCCGGAAAAATTTTATGAGATTGATATTTAGAGGTCGATTTGTCACCTCTGTAGGTTAGGGTAGTGGTCGATTTTTAATAACGCCCCCCGCACCGCAACGCCCCCAAGGGCAAAACACTGCTCTCAGGGGTATACTGTCAAAGTCTAACATAAGTGCCCTCCGGAGTCAACCAGAGGGCACACAGAGAGTTATATTCAGACCTCGAAGACCTCCGCGCAACTGTTAATACCTTCCTGCTCAATATCAGAAACAAGTGTATTCAGGATAGTCAAGATTTCATCACCGTTGTTACCTTGTGCAAGGAGACTAAGTGCAACTGAGAGAGTCATAATAAGAAAGAAAAGAGTAAGAAACTGTGTGTGTACTGAGTGTCTTTATGGGGCGCATCTCATTCCCTTGTGTGATGCTTACTCTGCACCTTCGAAGATGTACTTATCCATCAAACTTTCGATTGGACTAGATGAGCAAAGGTTGACGAATTGAGTAACAGCAAGAGTAATATCCTGCTGATTAACTTCCATATCAATGTCGTCGCATTCATAACTCACAAAGTCCTGATAATACTTCGAGCGCATACCAATCCGCACAAGATCACGGAGCATACTCATCTCTTCATCGTTGAGTTTGATGGTATACTTAGTGGAGGTTTTCATGATGAAAGGTGTTAGTTAGTGAAGAACGAGTGAGTGTAACTTAATAAGACTTTGTTACGTTGTTGATGTAATTCAGTCCCCAGGAGTAAGCATCATCAGGGTGCTTTAATGTCTGCTGTACAGAATACTTGTGACCTTCATCAGTTGCTCTCTGATAGACCCACACATTCCACCTTCCAGACTTACTTTGTTCTACGAAGAATGGACGGGTTTCAGTGTTAGGGAAGATCATAAGATTTGAGGTTGGTTGGTCTCTACACTATAGAAACACTTTGGACGATCCTAACTTTAATACGTAAGAGATTGTAACTTACGTGTAACTTAATAAATCAAACTTGTGTTACAAAGTTAGTACCACTGGAACGGTTAGTTCTACAACGATTCCCCTTAGTTTGTGATAGAATTAGATCTGACTTACGGGGTTTTGCTGATGCTAACCGTGTGACCTTTATCTTACCCTGGACTTCAGCAATTGCGAGATCCAGTGTAGACAACGAAGCAAACTCAGAGACTGTCATGATCACAAATAAGTGGGGTTGATTGGTCCCTACACTATAGAGACACTTTGGACGATCCTAACTTTAATACCTTAGAAATCGAACACGTCAGAGTTAATCTGAACCACGTTAACTTTGGGGTCGGCAAACTTAACTCCGTCCTTTGTTTCATTCACTCCATACTCATTGTAGAGACAATCTACAAAGGTTTCATAATCACCACACCCCATAGCAAGGTGATACAGACCCTCCTCATTGTTGATCCAGAGAGCTACATTCCAGGTCTCATAGTTCTCCCAACCGTTATAGGAGATATCAAGAGCATTGCGTTGGTAGGAAGTAGTCATTTAGAAGAAAGTTGGTTTTGATTGGTCTCTACACTATAGAGACACTTTGGACGATCCTAACTTTAATACGTAAGAGATTGTAGATTATGAGTATAAATCCAGACAGCAAAAAATCTCCAAAAAGTACACTGCTTTTTTGGATACTTAAGTTCTTGGATATACCTTAACCTGATAACCTATTTCACATCGATGCGGCAAATTGGGAACACTAGCATTAAACCCTGTACGCCTGTATAATATAAACGAATCAACTCATAAGATAGTAACAATTATTGACGGAATGTAGCAGGGAATTCTAATGATCCAAAGCGAAAGACTTATCTCACCAGGTTAACTGTCTGTTGTGCTTTCTAGGTATAGAATTGTGCTGAATGTTCTGTCGTTTAATGTTAGTCTCTTATGAGGTTATTTATACACTTAAGAACGCAATTACCATCTATCAGGTACACTGAGTGACTCAACATAGGCTGACACCTTCTCTGCGGGTTCGAGGTCAAAGATCTTCTCCCAGTCCAAATTGTGCGGGTCAAAGTCACTGAGGACCTCTAATTCAATAGTCACACGATACTTTTGCTTCTGTGCTTGATGATATGCAACGGACATAAGAGTGCTCCTGATGTGTTATAAGGGTACTATAAGATACCTGAGAGTGAATGTCAAGCACCTTGGGGGTATTTATGTGCCTCTGTGGACTTTTGTGAGGGATCTGTGGGGATTTTGTGACCTTGGGGGGTTGACAATTTGCGTTCCTTAGTGTATGCTTGCTAAGATAACAAGACTCTGAGGGGTTTATAAGGTACAGAGACAATAACCTCCCCACATTATAGTCACACAGAGACAATAATACTCCATAGATTATAGGTTTTCCACAGATTAACATAGGTTTTCCACAGGTTTTCCACAGAGAGATAATAAAGTACTTTATAATCTTTAATACATTTTTAATTGATTTTAATGTATTTTTAACCTTATTTTGATTAAAAAGCATAAAAAAGCAGAAGGAACCACCCCTCTGCTTATAATCACCTATACCAACCTTAAGTCAATTATCTATACTCTACGATGTAACTTTGTTGTATAGCAGAGGCCAACATCTTCCTCTTCTTGATTATTATACCATATAAGACTTTGATCCACAAGAGAGATAAAACCTTACCATACTTTCTGCTTCTTGAAGTGTATTAAAGAATTGTGATCTCCATTCCTGATTGTTATAAGGAGTTTGGAATCGGACTTCGTAACGTATCATTTTGTTTGATTAGTGAGTAAGTTCAGTAACAATCTTTTCACGAAGAGGTCCTATATCAAAACCCCACACTTCTTTCACCTCATCATAATCATCATGAAAATCAATCAGTGTAAGTAAGTTTTGAAGATCAGTTTCGTTAAGTGTCATTTTGTGTTTAGTATTGTGGTGAGATGAGTGATGCAGTAGACCTTAATACTTCAGCAGTTGTATACCTTACTGATGGGAAGACTATAAAACTAATGACAAAGATAAGTGCAATAAGTTTCATCTTTGAGGGTGATTTGAGTGTTAGTTTTTTAGTTCTCATTCTCAGTTAAGACGCATACCTGAGAAGAAAGGAATAGCACCTCCAACTTGATTCACAAACCAGTTAAAGTTCTTTTGAAATACACTTTCACCAGGAAGTCCGTGCTCTTTCAGAATAGCATTTAGACGGGACTTAGTGGTTGCTGATTGATAACCACCATCAAACAGTTGAATAAAGTTTTCTCCAATAGTTGCGATTTGATTACCATGAAGAAACACACGGGAGATGTTACCTTCTGTAAGAACTTGAGTATTAGCATTGCTCCAATTCTTTTGATTGGAGATTGCATCATTCATTTGGATTTCGATTTTTCTCATTTTGGTTTGGTTTGGATTGGTGCTTACACTATAGAGACACTTTGGACGATCCTAACTTTAATATCACCAATATTGTCGGTCATACTTTACATCTTCCCATCCATCACGTTGATATGCTTTGCGCTCATAATCTTCTGCTGTTAGATTATCATCATGTTCGTGATCCTCATAATAAGCATCAGACTTTGAGTAAGAGTTGCCTTTGTAGAAAGAAGTTGTGATCATTTTGTTTAAGAGACTTTTACGAAACGAGTATCAATCCAAACACCTTTATCAGTGCCGATTGTGAATGAATGATCCCATACAAAATGAGTTGCTTGTTGTCGTGAGAGAGGAAAGTTTGTAGTGAGAAAATCTACTGCTTCAAAGAGATTAGTGAACCTTTGTGTAGTCATTTGCTGTTTACTCAGTTTAGGATAGAGAATGAACCGCAGAAGTTACGAACCCAGTTAAGAGTGTCATAGTGACTGCGTGGGTTAGACATTACCATACTCACATTCTTTTCGGGATTGTAAGCAATAGCAACGTATTTGTGATCACATTCTTGATACTCAGGAGTGATTTGTTGAATCCACATTTGATTCACTTTACCTTCTTTCCAGTTGGTAGAGTAGGAGAAGACTTGATCCATTTGGGTGTTGCTCAAACTATAGGGACACTTTGGACGATCCTAACTTTAATCACTTGAAACTTACATTCCATTGATAAAGTCAGCAACTGCATCATCATACTCTTCTTTAGTCTCAAATATGCGTCCATGAATGATACGGGGATAGGTTACGTTTGTTTCACCTACCGCAGCAACATTGCGGCAGTCTTGTTCATTGTATCCCATCTCGATTAGGGTATTCACATAAGGGTTGTAATGAGTCATTTTTGTATTAGGATTAGGATTAGAGTTGGTTTGTTTGGTGTGCTTTAGTTTATAGGTTCAGGTGGCACAGTGATCGTAGGAGTGGTTTTCGATATAATGCCACGCTACAGCAGTTGCATCCTCCCGTGAGTGATACTTGCCGTGGGTTGTTAACATTTTGTAGTGGTGACGGATGACACCATCAGGGTGAGTTTCACTGCTAGTTTTATATACCCAAACGTTATAACCCTTGGTGCCTTTGTTAACTTTGAAGGGAGCGTGGTTGTTGCCTTTGATGATCATCTTGGTTTGTTTGGTGTAATTAGGAGAAGAAAGTGTGCGTATCAGACCTTCATTTTTGCAAGATCTTTCATACAGGAAGGCATCATCTCCTGAACGTACTCATAGAAGTAAGAGTTGTTCATTGATGCAAGTTGTTGACGTTCTGCTTCCTCACTTCCATCAACAAACTCCGACTCGGTATCAATCAGGCAGTCAATATACCAGTCGATGAGTATTTGTCGTTGTGCTTTGGTGAGAAAAGTAGTCATTTAGAGTTGGTTTGATTGGTCTCTACACTATAAGGACACTTTGGACGATCCTAACTTTAATTACTTGAAACTTACATTCACTCCGATTACTTTTGCAGTAGGATTTCGATTTTGTGCAGTATAACGTGCATCTTGTGGGTTGTTTGCTTGTACTTCTTCTTTGAAGACTTTACCACCAACGTATAAATCAACAATATACTTCATTTTAGTTACCTTCTGCAATTTGATTGAGAATGTTACGGGCAAAAGTCATAAAGGTATAAGGAGTTACACCATTGTGCTCATAGAAGTCTAACATATCAGTTTGATTGTAAGTGTTCACAATCAACAGACAAGCACCATATAGTGCTGCTTGATGTTCCCCTTTAGAAGTGAATGAAATTGCATTGTGAGTTGGAAGTACCATAATCAGTAGTTAGAAACAGTGGTGTAGATTGTACCAGTGTGGTTATAGTGAATGTTCACATCACACTGATAGTCTTCGGACAATGAATAGGCAAGGTCGATTGCACTATCAAGGTCGGTAGTAGTGTTCTCCCAAGGTGCTTGTCCGCAACGGACATCATATCTGGTCATTTGGTTTGATTGGTCTCTACACTATAAGGACACTTTGGACGATCCTAACTT